GGCAATCGAAGAACCGCCCTCAGTTATAGCCAGATCACTAATCTCGAAGGGGTTCAAATCCTGAGTTGTGGGACTGGCATCAACGGATGACGTCCCTAAAGTCTCGGTGGCCCCTTCAACCTGGACCGAGGCCGTCAACTCGGAATTGGCAGTTGCATCAAAAGTAAACTGCAAACTGTTACATTTACAGCCGTTTAACTCCTGGTATTGGTTGATGTCGGTATAGCCCTGTTCCAATACCCAGGAATCCAACGCCGACGACACTTTAAAAACGTGGGTATAAGGGTCCGCCCCGGTGGTCGTCGGATCGCCTAAAGCCATTTGCAGCCAATAACCGATGTTAATCTCGTCTACCGGGACTACAACCGACCCGGAAACCGTTTTATTGCCTTTAGATGCAGCGGCCGCGTTTCGGTTGCCGCGCAGCACCTGCGAATCAATGTTCGGTTGGGCGGCACTTAACGCGCTGCTGATAATCGGCAGCACAAACGCGTTAACGGTGCCGGGAGTCGTACCGAAGGTTGACTCCTTTACCCCGCCCAATAATTGTGCCTGTGAACCTCTGGCCTGTGTCATCTGTTTATCCTCCAAAAATTATTCAAGATAATCTCCCCCGATCATCACGTTTTCTAAAATCCCGATACTCATAGCCGCCATAATAAAGGGGAAATTCTCGACTGTTTCATACTCAACAATAATTTCAGCCACCCAGGCCGTTCCCATTGTCGCACCGATCACTGCGGTTTCAATTAATTTCCGTAAACTCTCGATATTCTCAACCCCGGCATATTCAACCACGTTATCCGTAGTGGTTGATGTCGCATCGTAAATACACGCAATCAACTCAAAATTATGCCGTTTCGGGGATGTCATTTCACCGACCTGTTTCCCGATCGGATAAATCACCACATACGGGCAATTTGTCTCCTGCGGCGGGTCGGTCAGATCCAGATTAATATAGATCGTAATATCCTGACTGTAATTGGTCGTACACCAGGAGGTAATTGCCGCATCATCGGCAATCGCGGTTTTTAAGGCTGCGGTCAAAGTGTTGATATTCATCGCGGCACCGGCCGGCCGGTCTCTTCGCAGAGGAGGCGGTAGAGGCCCCATTCGCGGCTGATTGAGCCGACATTCGGGGCAACTTTCAAGGTTTGGCCGTTAACCCTGATTTGATCAAGTTTTTCTGGTATCAGGGTTGTGCCCGCCGCCTCACTAACCAGATCCGCCGCGAGGATTGAGACCTCGTAGCGGGTGCCAACGCGATCTTTATAGCGCTCATCATCCGGCCCCAGGCGCTCCACCGTCCCCCGGCAGATCGCCGGGTCGGCAGGTAGCGCACTGGAGGTGTAGGTGATATCGTCGCTGTCAATCGCTAAAGCGGATCGGAAAGCGGCCTGAAATTGAGTTCTTAAGGTCATAACTATCCGTTAAGTTTAACCTTGACGGTGGTGGCGCTGGTGGCTGAGGCGGCAAAAGCATAGCCGGCCAGGGTCTGGCTGGTTGCGGTTTTGTCGAGTTCGCCGGAGGTCGAGTTGAGGTAAAGCAGATCGCCCTGGCTGACGGCCAGAGAGGCTTCCTTGTCAACTTCGTGAACGCCGGCCATAGCGACTGCGCCGGAATCGCCATTGTCAATATCGACCAGGGCGACGCCGACCCGGACGCCGACTTTAACCAGGTCACCGGAAGCGATGTCCGACCCGGTGCCATTGGTGTATTCGAGGGTATCCCCTCTCTGGATTAAATTTGTAGCCATGATGGTTCTCCTGTTATGTTAAAGTTGATTTACGTCATTTATTTACGCGCCGGGGTTTTTGAAGAGGCCGCGCCAGTCCATCGCTTTGCCGCCGACATCGATACTTACTTTCCATTCAACCCCGTCAACATCCCAACCCTTTTTAACCTCAAGGTAGGGGGTTTTTTTGCCGTGCAGGAAGAACAGTTTAACGGTTTTCCCTTTCGCCGCGGCCAGATACCAGGCGGTTGCGGATGCATCATCCAGGCGGGGCTCGTAAATCCGGGTGAAATAGCTGCCGCCATAGATATTGCGGGTTGCAACTGTGGCGTCTGTGCTGCCAGTAGCCTGCAGGAGATCGGAGGCGAAAAACTGTTCGGATGACCCCTCAAGGGCAACCGGAGCCAGGAAAAACTGCGGCCGGATATTAAGCCGGCGTTTACCGTTGATATCTTTCTGCAGCTTCATTTTCTCGATAGCATCCGCCAGGGACCCGGTGCCGGGCGCGGCCGCGCTGCCGAGGTTGCTGTGGCTGGCGTGGAACAGGGCAATGCCATCACCCATTGCCGCATTCGCAGTAAATACCGCCCAGGCAACATCGCCGATTTTGCGGGCGGCGGCTTCACCGTGCTGGCGCGGGATATCGGCCAGGGCCCCGAGATCATCATTGATGATCGCCTGCCGGCTGATACCGTAGATTTTGCCGTAAGTGGCAATTTTATACTCTTCCGAAGCTTCGCTGCGGGAACCGTGTTTGTATTCCTGGAGTTCGCCGACTTCCTCAAGATCATCGGTCTCAGAGGCGCGGGCGGCGGTGTTGGTTTTGAAATCGTTAACCGAGCCGGTGGCGAAACATTTCTGCCAGGTCTCTTCGGCCGTATCAAACCCCTGAGCTAAGGATTTATTGGCAACGTTGGCCAGGATTAACGGGAAGTCGGACGTACTTAAAGCGCGGCCGACCATCTCGCGCGGGTTGCCGTTTTGCGGCTGACCTGCCATCCGCAGCGCCATCCGGGCCGTTTCGACCAGGGAGTACCCGGCCAGATCCTCAGCCCCCGGAGCCGGATTGTCATCAGCAACCCCGCCGCGAATCAGGAGCGCCCCTTCGGCGGCAGAACGGAATTTATCACGCTCATCGGCAACTATCCGGGCCGGGGCGAAACCGGCGCCGGGTGTAGGCTCGGCGTTGCGTTTAGCGGCAACAATCTCCAGCGCCTTGGCGCGGGCCTGATCGATGGTGGAACCATCGTCAATCATTTCCTGAATCTCATCAAGACACTCATAACGCTGGCCCAGGGCCCGGATTTCGGACGCGCGGGCCCGTTCAGCGGCGATTTCGGCGACAACATCAACCGGTTCTGCGGCCGGGAGCGGCTGCGGATCGGCGGCGCTGCGGCCGGAATCCGAATCAGCGGCGGCGGGTTCGGGTTCGGCGGCGAGATCGTTGGTAATCTCGGCGCGGACATTCTCTTCCAGGTCATGGTAAAAACGCCAGGCTTCGACATCGGTGGCATCGGCGGACAAGCCGCGCGCCTCTAAAAGTTTTCTCAGTTTAGAATTCATCTTTAGTTCCTCCAAATTTGGGGTTAATGGGTTATTTTTCTGATTATCGTTAAAGTCGGCGGCGGGTTGGGTGCGGGCTTTAGCAGCCGCATCGGCACCGATCGGACAGTTTGAAAGCTCGCTGATTTTCCAGCGGGTAACGATGGAGACCGGCCCGACATACTCCCGGCCTTTGACGGTTTTGGTGGCCCCGGCCGGAATCCAGACTGACTTCAGCGGGCTGTAGCCGACCGAGTAGTCGGTCAGATGGCCCTCGCGCATTTTGATATAGGGGCCTTCGGCCTCGGGCACGGTTGAGTAGTGGGCCCGGCCGATAAGCTTGGTACCGGCCACCCGGATCTGCCGGAAAGAGCCGATCACGGCGGCGGTATCGTAGCGGCGATGGGTATCGAGCATGACCACCTGGCGGTTGGATGGAATCTGACAGCCGGACATCAACAGGATTTCGTCAATGATTTCACAGCGCGACCAGTCGAATACGCGGACCCGATCCTCGGAAGCGCCGATCACCTCGACCGAGCGGGTTTCCTCGTCCAGGGTTGCCGGGCGGCCATCGTCGGCAACCCGCAGCGACAGGGTGCGGTAGTTAAGTTCGGGCGCGGGTGCAGCGGCGCGGGTGTGGTTTTTTCGTTTCATAAGGCAGTTCCTTTTAATCTTGCTTTTCCACTGCGGCCGGGTTGTTGGCGAGGGCGGTGGAGATTTCGGCGAAATCGAGATTTTTACCGTTAACGAGCTCGACGGCGGCGGCGATCTCGTTGACTACATCTTCAAAGTTGGCACCCCGCGCGGCGCAGATCTCCTGCGGCGAACGCAGCATGTTTTTCATCTGATTAATCATCGACTTGGTTTCGCGACCCGGGTCGATGCTCTCCATCCCCGGCGGCTGCCAGGTATGGCGCTGCCAGAAAGCTGTGTTGCTGTAATAATTGGGAAGATCGAGAGCGCCGCAGAGTACCGCCTCGTCATACCAGGGGCGGATCGTCGGCAGGCCGAAATGCCGGATATGTCGGGTGCAGGTCGGTTTGAGCTGCTGGGCAAAATCGTTGCGGCTCAGGCGCCCGACCGAGTAGTTG